TCCGATGTGGAGTTTGACGAGCTTCAGGTGCTGACCACGCAGCGCAGTCGACGCAGGCCGAAGGGTGCGATTCCGGGTGTGGTTACTGGCATTGGAGTTACCTACTGCGGATATTGCGGTACAGCCATGACTGGCGTGAACCAAATGGTGAAGATCAAACCGGACGGGACACTACGCGACTGCAATCGCCGCTTGCTTTGTGTGTCGAACATGAACGCTGCTGGGTGCAAGGCAGGAAGTATCAGTGTTGCGCCAGTTGAGCGAGCATTGATGGCGTACTGCTCTGACCAGATCAATCTTCAGCGTTTGCAGGAACCGGCCTATGGTGGTCAGGACCTTCGTGTTCACCTGGTGAATGCCAGGAAAGTAGTTGACGATCTGGAGCGTCAGTTGTCCCGTGTGACCGAGGCGTTGTTAGCTGGGGAGAGCGATGGCGCTACGCCGATGGTGTTTGTCCGCAAGGCCAGGGATCTGGAAGAGCAGCTGCAGGTGGCCAAGGCTGGCGTCCAGCAGGCAGAGCGCGAACTGGCAAGCGTAGCTTTGCGGCAAACGCCCGCAGATGCCAGGCTTTGGGCAAATCTCGCAAAAGGAGTTGATGATCAAGAGGTAGAGGCTCGTGAGAGGGTGCGTCAGCTGATGATGGACACTTTCGAAAGGATCGTCGTCTACATACGTGGAGTTGTGCCCGAGGGGCGCGATTACATCGATCTGTTACTCATAGCCAAATCCGGCCAGCGCCGCTGGATGCGAATTGAACGCCGAACAGGTGTATGGGCGGCCGGTGTCGACCGCCCTGAATGATCAAGCTGCAAGCTTCTTGTTATGACCCTGTCCTGGCGGGGCGGTATGGACCACCAAGTGGCCATGCCCTTCCCAGAAGTTTTCCTGTACCTCAACACAGACGCGCCAGGCTGCCCAGGCAACATCATCACCGATGGCCAGAATGTTTCCATGTTCATCGACGATGGCTATGCGGGCGGGAACTCCTTCTGGGCCCGTGGCCTTGAAGCCGGTGCTGACTGTCGCACTCAGAGTTGCGCCGTCCAGTATCGGATTGGGTAGAGCTACTTTCATGCGATCACCACTTTTTGAGGGTATTGGCACAAATCGCCTGCGCGGCGTGCGATGCCTTCGGCTTGACGTTGCTTGCTGCATTGTTGATGGTTGCCATGTGCCCGCGACTTGTTGCATTTGTCGCAGGTGGTTTGCAGGTCGAGGGGCGGCATTTGCCCTTGCCGGATTCGGACCGTTCGGCGGAGCGCTGTCATGCAGCGTTCTCCGCTGGGAGTTGACCCAGTTCGATGGCCTTGCGTTTCATGTCCAGTTCATAGGCGTCGCGTATTGCATCGCGCAGATGCTTGTAGCCGTAGATGTCAGCTGATAGAGGAAAGCTGATCGAACTCAACTCCGGTTCCCCGTTGAAGTTTCCACGCTTGTCCAGCCATTCGATGAGTTGGGTGTCCAACGGTTGGGCGTTCAGGTTTGCTGCTGATTCCACTGTATGGAATACGCGGTACGCCATGGCCCGGGAAAGTTTGATCAGTTGTTCGGCTCGTGCCTGGGTCGTTTTGGTGCCGTGCAGTGCCTTCCAAGTCTGAAGTGCGAGTGCCAGGAGCTGGGTGATTTCCATAAGGTCGCGGTAGTCACTCGGCGTGAACGGCGTTGTCTTGATGTTGTGCATTTGTTTACGCAGGTCGGCCAGTTGCTGGGCCTCACGGGTGCGCAGCTGCGAAAGTGTTGCGATGTCTGCATTCAGCGCAGCAATGCGTCCTCCGTGCTCCATCTTGTGGTCACGAATGCCTGCCGCGTAATGCCGATCGAACGCCTGCAAGATCAGCTTTCGGATGTAGTAAGCCATCATCAGCAAGCCAATGGCTGTGAAGGTGGCAATGATGATTAGATGTTGTGCTTGCATGTGCTGTGTTCCTCGGTAGAGCCCGCCGCCGGGATTCTTGGTGAGAGGCCGGCGACGGGATGTAGCAATGGTTAGATGGTTGCTTCGTACATCGGCACGACGCCTATTGATCCTTGGATCTTGGCGCGCACGGTGATGTAAGCCTCTTCGAGTACCTTGTCCGGGCGGACCAGCTCGAACCACATGACCAGGCGAGAGTCTTGAATGCGGTAGCGGAAACGAACAGCCACGCAGAACGCGTCGCCGCCGAGGAATGGCTTCACGCCGATGTAGAACTGTTCGGGGATTTTCAGTTGACCTGTTTCGCCGGCCTGACCATCGATCTGCTCGTTGTAGGTGAGCTGGACCTGGCCGTTATCCAACCGGGTGCCTTGGCGGAAGCTGATGTTCTTCTTGGCTTCGAGGGTGCGGCTGATTTCGAGCATATCCGCTGCGGATGGGGCGTTCGGGATGCCTTCCGGAGCGGTGATGTCTTTGATGTTGTCTTCAAAGAACTCGGCGAACGTTGCCTGATCCATCTTCTTGCGATCTGAGGCTTTCCAGCGGCCCCACTCGATGCTGATTGGGCACTGATATACAGCCACGTGCTGACCCCAAGACGGTTGGTCAGGCTGGTGGTAATCAAGTACACCCTTGAAAGTGCGGCCTTCAGGTCCGTCGCAAAACACTACAGAGGCCAGGCTTGCGTAGCGATTGATGTAGGCAATGAAGGTGTCGGCATCAAGGACTTTCACGCCCTGACGGATCCGAGTCGGGGCGGCCAACAGGCCTTCGAGGTCTTTTATCTGTACGCCATCGGGAACGAGAGCGAATGGCGCTGGCAGTGCAGGGTGATCCAGTGGCTTGCCCAGTGATTGCGCGAGCGAGACCAGTTGGTGGATGGCTTCTTGCATTGGATGTGCTCCAGTGTCTTTGGTGAGTGATCGTTACGGCGCGACGTGGCGCAGCGGGGTTTGGTCTTCGTCCTCGACAGGGCGTAAAGCCAGGTCTTGTTGCCGAGGATCGCGGCGCGTGAGGTTGCCCTCGGGCGTCAGGAAGAACAGGGAAGTACCGCGGGACAGAACCGGTTCCTTCACCTTCACGTCGGCCTTGATGTTCATCTGGCCGCGCCCGTCAGGCTTGTAGTTCAGTTCGATCACCAGCTTGCCGGCTTTGCCGGAGAGGCGAATGGCGTCGATCAGGCTGTACTGGGCCTCGCTCAGTTCATCGAGAAGACCACCGGCCTCGATGTCCCGTAGCGTGTCGATGAAGGGGCGTGCTTTGCTCATGTGCTGTGCCTCATTGAATGCAGTTGTTTACCCCTGGGCGGCAGGGGACACCGGTGAGTCAGGCCGCTGCCGTCAACGCTTGGGCGTCGAGGTAGTCGGCGAGGTCGTGCAGGTAGACCACTGGCTTCGCTCTTGCGGAGCCGTGCAGGCGCTTGATCGTGAGCTTGATGCGGCCCTTCTTGATTTCGGTCAGTAGGTGCCGGTCGGTTCGGATGTGCGAGAAGTAGTGTTCTCGAACGGCTGCCAGCGTCGGGCAAGGTGTCGCGAACTGGCGACGAAGTTGATCGAGGGTGTTATTCATGCGACGTCCTCCCCGTGCCCCTCCAATGGGGGCAGCAACTTGAGGCGGATCAATTCGGCGAGGCCTTCTTTGCTTTTCCCCATGGCAGCCGCACAGATATTTCCGTGCTGGTCGGCGACTACGGCGCCGTAGGGGTATTCCGGTGATTTGGTCGGGGTGACGTAAGCGATTTGTTCTTCACCGATGACCGCGTCGACGCAGCGGAATACCTCGGCCAATTCGGCGCTGACTGGTGGCAACGATTCCAGAAGTTGTATGGCTTCGACCGATGCGCCAATCAGTGTGGCGCGACTGATGACGGTCGGGTGATTGAGGAACATCGGGATCAGCTTCAGTGCGCCGATGGCTTGGGTAATGGCGTTCAGGCTCATGCTGCGGCGTCCTTGTGCGTGATGGTGATGTTCAGTTTCTTTGCGATCCACTCGATGCCTTCTTCCTTCACCATCACGACGGCGTAGTGCCTGTAGCGGTTGGTGTTTCCGATTTGAACGCTGCGCGGATCTGAGAACAGATAGCCCCGGTCACGGTGATGGCTGGCCAGGTCACCGTCGGTGGTCAGGATGCGCAGTTCCCGCAACCTGGTGCGGAAGGCGCGGGGCTTGAGGCCGAGCACGGCGGCCGTTTGATCCAGGGTGCGGTTCATGGCGCTGTCCTCAGGCTGCTGCGCTGTCGAAGCGGGCTGTCAATGCAGTGAAGAACTCATCGAGTTGGCCGAACAGGTCGTCGAGCGCGCCTTCGTTATGCAGCACCAGGTCGTTGTCCTGAATGCCAATACCCGACTCGCTGACGTGTGGATTGACCTCTGTAGCGTCTGGGCGAAGTACGTGGATCACGATGCCCCCACGCTTGCGGATAAAGTCGGCTTCGTTTTCAAAGCGCAGATCGCTGATCACAAAACCGGTTGCGGTGTCGTGGGCTTGCCCGAGGAACTCAAGGTTCTGTTCGGCTAGCAACAGCCATAGTTCGGGGTGAACCATGTTGCGGCCCCACTCGGTGCCAAGGGACTGCATCAGTTCGCGTGCAGAACGACCGAGCCAACCTATAGGCTGCTCTTTACGGGCATCGTCAAAGTCGCATGGGCTCAGGTTGAAGATGTTCATCAGGCCTTCGCGCAACGGGTCTGCGAATGCGTACGTCTGAAAGCCGTGAACGTTTGCCAGGTGAGTGGCGGCGGTGGTTTTGCCTGTACGTGCGCGGCCAGCCAGGCCGATCAGAAGCTGCTTCATGCTGCGGCCTCCATGCTGAGGTGGCTTTGTGTCCATGCCAGCAGATCAATTAGGGAGTGGCGTCTGGCTTCTTCGGTGAGCCACTCGTTCTGGTGGCGGCTTGTAGATGTGAAGGTGGCGTCCTTCGTTGCCCACCTGGCCGGGTCATAGACTTGGTAATCGTTATCCGAGGATGTAATCCGTACATCGGCCTGCCCAACGTGTCCGCTGAGCGAGTAAAAGGCATGCCACTTTCCTTGGGTGTTAATTAGGAGGCAGGTAGCCAGAATCTGGAGATTCAATTCCTCAAGGGTGAGATTGTTCATGCTGCGTCACCTCCCCATGGGGAAGAGTCAACGCTACCAATGAGCTGGGCTGCGGTGGACTTGCTGCGGGTATTAATGATGACCAGTAGGCCAGTGGTCTGCTGAATGGCGATGACGGCGGCGCGGTTTGTTGCTGCTGCCGGGTGTAGATAGACCGGGCAGCGGGTGGTGCTGTGCTGTGTGGTTTGCATGGCTCGTACTCTTTGGTGAGAGGTGTACGAGAGCAAGACTACAACTCAATTTGTATTTAGGTCAACAGTCTAATTTGTATTTTGATTTCGGGCGAAAAAAAACCCGCTCGATGCGGGCTTAATTTGATTTCAGCGTAGGACGGAGTACCAGAATATTCGTCCAATGATGACTATCGATTCCGACTGGATTCTTTCCTGGGTGTACTCCTCGTCGGGATACTCGTCTCTATTGAAGCTTCGCATTCTGATGCCGCCAAGCGGAAGTCGGTAGAGCATCTTTACGCGCAGTTCGTCATTGTGGCTAAGCGCATAAATATCCCCATCCTTGAAGTCCTTTTTCCCTTGGTCAACCCCCACCGTGCTGCCATTCGGAAGTACGGGCTCCATACTATTGCCGGATACGGTTACGCAGACGGCATTGTCGGGCTCGACCCCTTGCCTGCGTAGGGAGATTCTTCCAAACCTGAGCTTGGATCGCACGTGATCGTGCGTGACAGCCCTGCCATTTCCTGCTGAAAGCTGCACTTCCTTGAGCAATGGAACCTCGACGTCATCGTCATCTAGTGGAGTCTCGTCATCCCAGACTTCGATTGGGCCGAGCATTACCGCCTCATTGGCGATTGGCGGCTTCTGTTCGCTGTTCAGCGCGGCAACTTCTTCAATTGAGATACCAAGCACTTGGGCAATCTGGATAGAGAAGCGAGTGTTTTTCGTGTCGCCCGCCTCGAATGCAGCATATGTCTGCTGACTGAACGTTTCTTCGGGGCCCAAGAGCGCCCTCACTTTTTCGGCGAGTGCTACTTGGCTGAGCTTGAGTTGCTTTCGCCGTGCCTTGAATAGGGCGGCTACGGCTGATGGGTTTTTGGAGGCTTTAGTCATCCCTGAATAATACAAATGATTTTGTACTCCATCCAACACGCTAATTTGTTGCTTAAATACAAATTTAGCTGTAATTTCTGTTCGTACTTTCTGCATTGAGGTCCACATGAACCACTCTGATGAGATGCGTATAGCGCTCGTTGAAGCTGTCGATGCTGCAAAAGGTCAAGTCGCCTTCGCGCAGGTCATGTCGAGTCCGGGACGTGTGGTTTCGCAGCAGATCGTCTCGTATTGGCTTAAGCGTGGATATTTGCCAGCAGAGCTTGTGGTACGGGCTGAGCTGATGACCGGAGTTTCTCGGTTTCGGCTTCGTCCAGATGTTTTCTGTGTGCCGCAGGATCTTCAGGAATCGAAAGCAGCTTAAAAGGGTGCCGAGCTGGGGCCTCTCACCAAAGATCCCCCAGCCCAGCTACGACGATACACAGCACATGCACATCGGTCGTAGTCGTAGGATAGGGTTTACCCTGGACTATGACTACACCGTAAACAGGGGATTTACGGTTATGAGTCGAACAGATCTATTGCCGGACGCGGGTCCGGTTCTTCCTCTGCGCCAGGCGATCTATCGTGCTGGTCGTGACTACAAGGGCGGAATCACCGCCCTTGCCTTTGACATGGTGTTGGACAACGACACCCTTCAAAAGAAACTCAAGCTCGATGAAGAGCGTCGCTGGCTGAACCCTGATGAGCTTGAAGAGCTGATCAGGCTGACTGGTGATCCGCGTTTGCTTGATGCCCTGATGCGCCCAACGGGTGCAGTTTGGTACCGCCCGGTGCCAGTACCAGCAACACGTGATGCTTTGAAAGCCGTGGGTGAGCTGCTCGGCGAGGCTGGCGAGTTTGTAGCAGCAATGCACGACGGAGCTGCCGACAACATCTGGGAGCTCCACGAAGTCCTCGAGCTTGAAAAACAGGGCATGGATGTGATCCGCGAAATCCTTGGCATCATGGCTGGTGCTCGTCTGGCGATGGAGGATCGCGTCAATGGCTGACGATATCGATCGCGCCAATGACCAGGCGCAATACCTGCTTGACGTTGCCCTTCACCGCAGCCGCCGTGTGCCTTCGAGTCGCGTCAGTGCTCAGTTCTGTGAGGATTGTGATGATCCTATCCCGTTGCTTCGACAGCAGACGATTGAGGGTTGCGAAACCTGCGTCCACTGTCAGGGGTTGCGGGAGGTTCGTCGATGAGTAGCGACAAAATCCCTCTACAGCTTTTCGATCTGCCCAACCTTCTTCAATACATATCGCCAGACTCACGAGAAACGTGGATCGAGGTCGGTATGGGCCTCAAAGCTGAGTTCGGTCAGGACGGTTACGGTCCGTGGAATATCTGGAGCCAGAGCAGTAAAAGTTACGACGGCAAAGCGGCCTTGTCCGTTTGGAAGTCATTCAAAAAGGGCGGTACCGGCATGGGTACCGTGATCAAGCTGGCACACGATGCTGGCTGGCGTCCTGAAAAAACTGAAATGACCGCCGAGGAAAAGAAGCGGTTCGCCGCAGAAGCAGAGGCGCGACGTAAACAGCGTCAGGCTGAGGTCGAGGCTGATGAGGCGTTACTCGAGGAGATGCGTTCACTGGTCGCGGATAGCTGCCAGCGAATCTGGACCGAACACTGCCGGTCAGAAGGGCAGAGCGCTTATCTCGATCGGAAACAAGTCGGTGCCTTCGGTATCGGCTTTTTCAATACCACTGTGATTCTGTCTATTGATGATCACAACAAGCGTTGCCAAGTATGGTCCGGCAGCAACGCCATGCAGTTTTTTAACAACCTTCCTAAGCCACGCCCAGCATCACTGAGCTTCCTGATGTTCAAGCCTGGCAGCATTGCGATCCCTTTGCGGGATCTGGCGGGCAAGCTTTGGAGTCTGCAATCGATCAACGGGCAGGGCACCAAGCTGTTTCCGAAATACGGCCGCAAATCGGGCTGCTTCCATGTGTTGGGCGTCGTCGATTCGCCGGCTGTTGTTGCAGCTGCCGAGGGCTACGCGACAGCTGCCAGTGTGCATATGGCAAGTGGTTGGCCGGTAGCGATGGCTGTTGACTCGGGCAACCTGGTTAACGTCGTTCGGTCTATTCGTTCGCTGCACCCGGAGGCGGCAATTGTTGTCGCGGGTGACGATGATCCGGATGCAGCTGGTAATCCCGGTCGAACTAAAGCAGAAGCTGCTGCCGTTGAGGTTGGTGGCTTCGCTGCGTTTCCTTGTTTTGGGGAGGCTGCCTGATGGCCAAGGATTGGAATGATTTGCACATTGAGCAAGGTCTTGATGTTGTTCGTGCCCAGCTCGACGCGGCGGCAGTGTCGGCAGCGTCTGTCCAACTGAATGATCTTCCCCATGCCCCATCTTTGGAAGAGCCCGCCGGAAACGGCGCTGCTACTCCAGAGGGGGGCGGGGGGAATCCTTGGACGGCTGAACGGATCTTCACCCGGTTTGCACTGGTTGAGGGTAAGACTGCGATTTTCGACACCTTCAAGCGAGTGATCATCAAGAAGTCCGCTTTCGAGATGCTGGTGACCAAGCCGCTTGCGAAAGACTGGTTGGAGTTGCCGGTGAAGAAGGTCATCGCCGACGACATGGCTGAACGCCTAGCCAACAAGGCGAAGGCCGAAGCCAAGTTCAAGCAGGTCAGCGGCAATGGGATGGCACCGGTCGAGCGTTACGTTTACATCGATGGCACCAAGGACTCTTGGGACATCCAAAAGCGTCGCCGTATTCCCGAAGGGGCGCTGAAAATGTCTTTAGGTGATGCGTACGGGATGTGGTTGAACAGTCCGGATCGCCGCACGGTGGATATGGAACACATTGTGTTTGACCCGTGCATGACGAAAGACCCTGAGGTGTATATCAACACCTTCGAGGGTTTGCCTTTGGTGCCTGACAGCGACCTAGAGAAATGTCGCACCCTGAAGTCGCTCATTCCATTTTTGTGCAACGGCGACAAGGCAGCAACTGAGTGGCTGACGAAGTGGTTGGCTTACCCGCTGCAAAACGTCGGTGCCAAGATGGATACCGCCGTGCTGTTGCATTCAACAATGGAAGGTAGCGGCAAAAGTCTTTTGTTCAGCGACATCATGGGTCAGATCTACGGTGATTGCGGTGCGACAGTCGGCCAGGCTCAGTTGGAGTCGAATTGGACTGTTTGGCAGTCGAACAAGCTTTACGGCGTGTTTGAGGAAGTCGTCAGCCGGGATCAGCGTTACAACCAGGTTGGCAAGATCAAGCATATGGTCACCGGCAAAACAGTCCGTATGGAGTCGAAGTTCGTGAACGGTTGGGAGGAAGCCAACCACATGAATGCGGTGTTCCTTTCGAACGAGATCATGCCTTGGCCGATCGGCGAGAACGATCGCCGCATGTTGGTGGTGTGGCCCAAGGGCACGCTGCCTGCTAATGCCCAGAAGAAGGTCGCGTACGAACTGGCCAATGGCGGAGTAGAAGCGCTTTACGACTACTTGCTCAGTTATCCGCTGGGTGACTTCGATGAGCGTACGCGTCCGCCCAACACTGATGCCCGTCAGCGGCTGGTGGAATTGAGCATGGCCAGCTGGCAAACGTTTCTCCGTGAATGGCGGCATGGCTTGCTCGGTGCGCCTTTCGATATCTGCGTGAGCAGCGATCTATACGCGCTCTTCCTGGAGTGGTGCCATCGGAACAAAGAGCATTCGTTGAGCCATACGAAGTTCAGCGGGTTCATTTCGACTGAGGTGGACAAGGTGCAGCGCGTGCCATGGATGGAGGGGGCGCGTCGCGCATTCGGTACCTTCTTCTTTCCCTGGTCTGGCATCGATCCGGCGCCTTCCCCCGCCCCATCCATGACCGCTGGCGCGCTCGGAACGGCCGTGGCCAAGTGGAGAGACCAGGCACGGTCTGGCGGCTGGAGTGTGGATAGCTGGGATCACGTGAAGTTTGCTGACAAGGGGAGTGCGGCAGCATGACGACCAATAGTGTGTCAGGTGTGTTTCCTCTGTTTCAGGCTGTTAACGACAACCTGACACAGCCACAGCCCGCGTTTTTACTGGCTTTGCGTCGGTCCGTGTCAGGTGTGTCAGGTTTAACGCGTGCGCAGGCATACGCACCTCAACAACAGCTGATCTTAAAACAACGCTCTATTTGTTTTTTTATGCGTGAAGAACTACCCAACACACCTAACACACCTGACACAGTTATTTTAAAGCATTGTTTTATAAGGTTTTTAGGTGTGTCAGGTGTGTGTCGGGTTATTGGTTTTTTGTGTCAGGTTCGGTTTGTTCGGGGGAGCTGGTGATGATCGAAGAAATTGAAGTGCTGTTAATCCACTGGGGAGAGCAGTGCCGCATGAACGGAGAGAGCGGCGGCATGGGCAGCCCGATGGCAACGATCATGGAGTGGG